CCCACTGGCAACGGTAATAACCACATCCCTGCTAACGGCGCGGCATCTCAAGTCCTGACTTACGCCTCGGCTGGCACCGCTCAATGGGCCGACCCTGCTGGCGCGAAGGACGACATCTTCTACGAAAACAGCCAGACTGTCAGCAGCAACTATACACTTACGACGGGCAAGAACGCTGTGTCTGCTGGCCCGATAACGATAGCCAGTGGCGTGACAGTAACGGTGCCTTCTGGTGCAGGATGGGCGGTGGTATAAATGGGTACTCTAAAGGTAGACACAGTAACCAATGTAGCAGGCAGTGGAGCGCCAGACGCGGCTGCGGTGACGGTAGGTACTGTTGAAATATCCGCACTCCCGCAAATGGAATACGTTTCTTCGAGCACTGAGCCAGCCTCTCCTTCTGTTGGTTCGCTTTGGTATAACGCTTCAAAAGAAGAGTTCCAAACATGGATGGGCACTCACTGGTTTAAACTAGCTTTTACGCCGCCCCCCTCTTGGTTTGGCGGTCGGGGTGTATTTGCGGCGGGAGGTAATTTTCAAGATCGAATTGAATACATAACTATTTCTACTCCGAGCAACTCTACTGATTTTGGTGATCTTATTGAAAATAGATCGCGTCCAAACCAAGGCTTGTCTAACAGAAGCAGGGGTGTTACGGGCGGCGGATTATCTACGAGTAATGTTATACAATATGTAACAATAGCTACTCCTTCTGACGCCACAGATTTTGGTGATCTTACTGCTGCAAGGGGATATTGTTCCGGTCTTGGTGACGGAACTAAAGGCTTGTTTGGTGGTGGTCTAGTCTCCAGTCGGACAGCCGCAATAGACGTTATAACTGTCGCCACAACAGGCAACGCGACTGATTTTGGAGATTTAACCGTTGCCCGTGATACTAGCAATGGGGCTGTCTCAAACGGTACTCGCGGTGTTTTTGGTGGCGGTTGGGGTAACGGTGGGTCAAATTCCTATAGAGTGATGGACTATGTTACTATCGCCACTGCGGGAAACGCCACCGATTTTGGCGACATGAATAATTTTGCTAATGGAACGGGAGCAGCCAGCGGGTCAAGAGGGTTATTTGCAGGAGGGTTTAACAGCAGTTACTCTGATGCTATTCAATACATAACCATTGATACGGCAAGTAACACTTCTGATTTTGGAGACTTATTGGCGTATGCTATGGATTTAGCCAGTTGCGCTAGTGGAGCGAGAGCTGTTTTCGCAGGCGGGTTATCAAATCCTAGTTATACTAATTCTATTCAATATGTCACAATCGCAACTACGGGTAATGGCACAGATTTTGGCGATATGATCTCGACGAACTACAAACAAGCTGGCTTTTCAGGGGATTGATATGAGCACTGTAAACGTCACCGCGATAGAAAGCCGAACCGGCGGCGCACCAACCTTTAGCCAAGGACTAAGCGTCGGCGGCGTAGATTTAAAAACGCTGGCGGCGGTCACGGAATACCATACGGGCAGCACACAGCCGTCTAGTGCCGCTAACGGAGCTATTTGGTGGGATGGCACTGTAGTCCGACAGTATATCAATGCGGGTTGGATTACCCTAAGCGGCAGTTTTCCAACGCCCTTTGGTGATAGGGCAGTCTATGGTGGGGGTTCCGTGTTTGGTGGAACGGTACAAAATGTAATGGCCTATATAGCTATACCCACTACGGGTAATGGCACAGATTTTGGTGATTTAACTCAAGCCAGACGTTCGATTGCAGGGTGTTCAAGTGGTTCCAGAGGTGTTTTTGCGGGAGGTTGTGCCACTAGCAATAGCACATACTACGATATTATAGATTATATAACTATAGCATCAGCGGGTAATGCCGCAGATTTTGGCAATCTTACTGTGTCTCGTTTTGCGGCTACAGGCTGTTCAAGTGTAACTAGAGGTGTTTTTGCTGGGGGTGAAACAAACACTCAACAAGATGTTATTGACTATATAACGATTGCAAGCGCAGGCAATGCCACGGACTTTGGCAATCTTGTTGCGGCGAACAAATATATGGGGGCATGTAGTAACGATGTCAGAGGTGTATTTGCTGGTGGTTATGTCAGTGCGGGTTATACTAATGTCATACAGTACATTACGTTTGAAACAACGGGAAACGCTACAGATTTTGGCGATTTAACCGCTGAGACACGTCATTTGGCTGGCTGTTCTAACCTTGTCCGAGGTGTTTTTGGTGGAGGTTTTGTGTCAGGGTCACAAGTAAATACTATGCAATATATTACGATAGCATCAACGGGCAATGCTACAGACTTTGGAGATTTAGCTGCCGTAAATGATTACATTGGGGCGGCTGCTAATTCCACTCGTGGAGTGTTTGCAGGAGGTCAGGAAGGTAGTTTTCCCACAAACAGAGCGCAGTATATTACTATTGCAAGCACGGGGAACACCACGGATTTTGGTGATTTAACAATATCGGTGGCACAACTTGCTGGCTTGTCAGGGGATTAACAAATGAGTACACTTAAAACAGACGCTCTAGGGCCAGTAGACTTTCCCCAAGATGTTTTGGTGGACGGGACTGCAAGACTAAAACGTGTCGCCACATCTTCTGGAACAGCGCCATCTTACCCTGCAAACGGAGATGTGTGGCATGACACAGGTAAAGATGCGGTTAAAATTCTCGTGGCCGAGAATTGGTACACTGTTACTGCAATCAAAATGAACCTAGGCATAGGAGAACGTGGCGTTTACGCTGGTGGTGTTGGTTCTTCAGCCACTGAAATCATTGATTATATAACAATATCTACTCCCTCTAACGCCACAGATTTTGGTGATACGACAGACGCTAATTGGTATCACACCGCAGGCTTGTCAGACGGCTCTCGCGGCGTAATTGGCGGCGGCTCCACTGGCCGCAGTCAAATAACTTATATAACCATCGCAACCGCAGGAAACGCATCATCCTTTGGCAGTTTACATTCACCTACAAGGCAACATGCGGCAGCGTCCAACGATGTCCGTGGGCTATTTATCGGCGGGATGGACACTGGTTCTGGTCTAAAAAACCACATCCAATATATTACGATTGCAACCACGGGGGATGCGGCTGATTTCGGGGATTTAACTACGTCTCGCCGTTTTCTGGCGGCAACCGCTGGTGGCTCAAGAGCCGTGACGGGCGGCGGCTGGGATAGTGGGGGAAGAGCAAATACTATGGATTACGTTGAGATTGCCACGACAGGTAATGCGACGGATTTTGGAGACTTGACTGAAGTTAAAGGATACATGGCGGCTGCTTCTGATGGGACTTTGGGCCTGTTTGCGGGAGGAAACCCTAACTCCAACTCACCAATAAATACCATAGAAAAAATTACGTTAGCTACCCCCGCTAACGCGGTGGATTTTGCAGATATTCATACGGCGACACAGTATCACGCGGCAGCGTCTAATGGAACCAATGCGGTTTGGGGTGGCGGTACAGGGTCTAGTGGCGGCTCAAACTCTACCAACCAACTACAAACCAACGTCATTGCGACCGGCGGTAATGGTACGGATTTTGGAAATTTAACTGATGCAAGACGACAACTTGCAGGGTTCTCAGGAAATTAACGGGAGAAGAAGTTGAACAGCATAACTAAAAAAATAGACGTTGCCTTCAGCCTACCAGCTATATCAGCGGATAAGGTAAATGCAGCGGCGGTCGCTAAGGTAAACGAGATGCTTCCAGAATTGGATGCAAAGACCCGTGCGTTCGACAGAAACAACAGCCAGCACACGTTGTCGCTAATGACCTTAACGATGCTAAACGGTCAGTCGCCCATGCGAATGATGCGTCAGGTTATGGCCGAAGTCGAGAAGCGCAAGATGGCGCTGGTCGAGGCACAGGTGAGCCACGCTAAATCGGTCAAAGAACTTGAGGAGCTTTCTGGAAAGAATGACCCTGTTTCTATAGCTGAGTTTCGTCAAAAAAGCGTTAGCTTAGACATGATGGAAAGCAAGATAAACGGATCGTTTAAAGACATAGCCACATTGATCGACGCTTACGAAAACATTAAAGCGGCAAACGGCATAGACGACTGGAGCGAAGAGGACTTTGAGCGGGAAGAAAAGCGTCACCACGTTCGTCGTGGGTTCGAGCTTATGTACCGTAACCTTCTTGAAGGCGGTCGCGCCCAGACGTCCACAATCGAATACTGCCAGCAGTATGGTGTTCACCCGCAAGTCTGTCTGACGGAGGTTTCGGGTTACATTCAGCACACAGGCGAAGAAATCGCCAAAGGAAAGCTGCCACACTCCAATGACCTTGAAGACTTCTTAAACGTGATGGCAGACAAGTACAGCGCAAACGTAGACAAAACGTCTGAGCGCATGTTTGGGAAATCTGAGTTCGCTAATACGGACTACATGCTTAAACTGGAGAAGAAAAATGATACTTGAGTACAAGCTAGACGCAGGACCAAGTGGTATGCACTGCCCTCACTGGGTGGATAACGGCGGTTACTGGTCGGACCCTGATAACTTCACGATGGTTGGTGTCAGTCCCGACACCCGTGAATACAAAATACCTGACAGTGTGACTAGGCTCACCCAAGACCAGCTCACCACGCGAGTGCTGGACATACATAAGCGGCACCCAATGATTAACCCAGACGACAACAAAGCGCTGACCACGAAACAAGTAACGGACCAAGTAGCGGCATGGTGTACCGCCTATAACGGGTAAAGCCAATGGATATTAAAGATCGCGTGAGCACATTGGAGCGAGAGATGACTGCTATTCAGACAGAGGTACGCATCCAATTTAAAGAAGTGTTCACGAGGGTAAAACGTATCGAGGCCGTACTAATTACCACGAGCGGGGCGACAATACTTATCCTCTTAACTATTCTGAATAAGATGCAGTAACAAACTAGGAGCACGGACATGGGCGGTAACACAAAACTAACTCACCCTCACAAAACCTCGTCTGGCAAATACGGGCACGGAGCAGTCATGGCTGGCAAAGCTAAAAAGGGTAGCCGCAAAAAGTGACCCCAAAATCTCAACTGGCCGCTATCGAAGCCTTAGAAAAGTCTAAGGGATGGACCGTCTTGCGAAAGGTCATGGAAGACGAGATCGTCTCGGCAGCTATGGCCATCGCAGAAAACCCAAACATGTCACTAGACGAAATCAACTTTCGTCGTGGCAGTATATTCGCTGCTAAAGCGCTGGTGGATATACCCACCAGACTAAAATCAAAACTCTATGGAGAAGTCGCACTCAACAAGGACGACACCGCAGCGCAACCCCTAGCATAATATCCCCACACACAAACCGCCC